CCCAACCGATGCAGGTGAAGCAGGTAATCGTTTTGCAATTAAATCTCTTCCAGATGAAGATGGAATAAAGAAAAAACAAAGAGACAAATATGAATCATCTCATACATACTACTATCCAGCAGCATTAAAAAGAAATTATACTCAAGATAAATTACAAATATCTGTATTGAAATGGAAAAATAAAGAAATAAAAAAAACTTTTAAGACAGGAGATAGAGGAAGAAATAGAAAAATTTTAGGAAGTGTTTACTTACCAGTTCCTGGTGGAGTTGCTGATTCTAATACAGTAAGTTGGGGTCCTGATAATATGGATCCAGCATCTCTTGCAATCGCTAATGCAACCTTTGAATCATTAAATAAGAAAGGTTTTAAAGGAAAGGGTGAAGCATTAATTGAAAGTGCTAAAAAAGCAGGTGCAGATATTATGTCAACACCTGGAATGAAAGATGCACTAGCAGCAACATTTACTAAGGCAGCGACTGGTAGTGATACTATAATGACAAGGAAACAAGGTAAAATTCAGAACCCAAATATGGAATTGTTATTTAATGCACCAGCTCTAAGACCATTTTCATTTACATATAGATTAAGCCCTAGAAACAGGGAAGAAAGTATTATGGTAAAAAAAATAATTAGAATGTTTAAACAATCTATGATGCCATCGACATCCAGAGATAATTTATTTTTACTGTCACCAAACACATATAAATTAAAATGGTTAAATGGAAATAGAGGAGAACATAAGTTCCTACCAAAAATAAAAGAGTGTGCTCTTACATCATTCAATGTTAACTATACTCCTGATGGTAACTATGCAACCTATGAAGATAGTTCAATGGTATCATACGAAGTTCAATTCAGTTTCCAAGAACTAGAACCAGTCTTCAACCAAGATTATTCAAAACTTGATAGTAATACAGACGAATTTATAGGTTACTAATATGGCAAAACCATACTTCCGCAACATACCAAAGTTCGAATACGTCAATCGAACAAAAGATGGTCAATTTATTTCTAACTATACTGAAGTAGTAAACTTCTTTAAGAGAGGAAAGTTAAGAGAAGATCTATTCCAAGATCTAACTATCTTTGAAAAATATAATATTAAAGGTGACGATAGACCCGACAATGTTGCTAAAGAAATATACAATGATGCAACATTAGATTGGGTTGTATTATTATCAAACAATATAGTCAACGTTCATAATGAATGGCCTATGCCACAAGAATCATTTGAAATATATCTATTAGACAAGTATGTGACATTAGAAAAACTTGATGAGATACATCACTACGAATCAAATGAAGTCAAGGATAGCACTGGTGTAATTATATTTCCCAAGGGATTAAGAGTTGGTGTAGGTCAAAGTGTAAGTTACCATGAACCTATGACAGATGAACAAATAACTGTCAATCCTGTATCGAAAGCAGTGACTAATTATCAATATGAAGAGGAATTAAATAATCAAAAGAGACGTATCTTCTTACTCAAACCAGATTATCTGAATGTTGTCTATGATGATCTAGAAGAAATGATGGAATACAAAGAAGGATCCACTCAGTATGTGAGTGAATCCTTGAAACGTGCTGATAATATCAGACTATATGAGTAATTAACTTTCTGCTAACTTCTGGAAATAGGAGAGAGCATCATCTTCATCTGCATCTACTGTCTTAGTTGCTGGTGGAGCAGATACTGCTTTGGTTACTGTTCTTTCAGCAACCTCATAGGATCCACGACCTTCACTCTCGTCTTCTAGACTTTCATCATAACGAACAGCAGGTTTCTTCTTACCTAGAACATACTTCAGACGCTTCTCAAGATCTTCATAAGACTTGAACTGATCTGCAGCAGTTATTGCTGTAAGAGAATACTCCTTCTTCCATAATGCTTCTAATGCATCATCGTCATCAAGTAATGGTGATACAGAATCGAACTCAGAACTATCATAGTTCCAGAACCCTGCAACTTTCTTGATCTTCAACTTGAAGTTTGCACCCTGCCAGAAATCAAATGGATTGATTGGAGTTTCATCCTCAAACTCAGGTTGCATTGCTTCCATAACCTTATCAAAGATCTTCTTACCAAACTTGAATAAGAATACTTTACCCTCGTTCTGAGGATTAGTAGGATCTTTAACAACATAGATGTTACTGTAATAAGATAACTTACGCTTCTGCTTACGAACAACATCCTTGTCTGATTCATTACCACTGTTCCATAACTCACGGTTGTAATCAGAGACAGGATCTTTACCACCATTAGTAGTTAAAGAGTTCTCAATATACCAACCACCAGGCCCTTGAAAGGCATGTGAGTATAGTTTTGCCCAAGGGATTTCTTCTCCATCAGGGGCGGGTAAGAATCGGATAACGGCATAACCGTTTCCTGTTTTATCTAGTTCAGGCTTCCAAAGGCGGTCATCTCCACCCCCAGAATTATTAACCTTCTCTACTTCTTTGACTAACTTAGCAGTCAGTGAACCTAAGTTCGACTGCTTCTTTAGACTTGCGAAAGACATTCGGATTACCTCGGATTTTTTTAGATTTGGCTTGTGTAACTTTGTTATTGTAGGATTAGTTTTAGGAGATGTCAAGTTGTTGTTTCATTAACCCAATCATATCACTCATCTGTCGAAAGACTATGTTCATATCAACATTAGATGGAAGACCCATCATGGAAGCAGATTTCATAATCTCTTCCTTCATCTTCTTTGCTTGAGGATCATCTGATAAACTCAAACGTGCATACATAATCTTTTGTTTAGCAATGAGTTTATCTAATTGGTTAATATGGTGAGTTTGATCTTCCGTATTCATGTAAGTAAACTTCATGACATTATTATAGATCTCCTCTTGGAGTTCAGAAATTTCTGCCATTTCAGCCCTTACGATATCGGAATCAAAGAAACTCATTCACCACCCTCATTCTCAACAACCTCAACTGTTCCAGTCTCAGATGCTTCTTCCTTACTCTGTTCGATTTGTTCTAGTACATCAATTGCACCGATCAATTTCAAACGAGTAGTAGCAAGTTGCTCATACTGTTCTGAAACTTCTTTCAATTGTGACTTCAAATTTTCAAGCACTGTCTCATTTTCAAGAGCCATGAATAACAACCTCCTTTAGTATGTTTTTATAACGGGATACATCAATATTTAGGAAGGGAGAATATTTTCTCACTCTTCTACTGACGGTTTCCCACACTGGATCTTTTAACTTCTTATCGAAGTTTTTACTATACCCAAATATTATATCATAGATCACCAAACTTTCAAGGCTTAGGTTACCACCCAAAAACTTTTTAAGAACTATAGGGTGACCCTTACTACAATTAAATACATCATCAACCTTATTATCAGCAAATAACTTCTCTGATTCTTCTCTAAAAATATATGATAATGATTGAACTTTCTTCTGCCAATCCTGATACCTACCTTCTCCATCCTTTATCATCTCACCAATCCATAATGACTCAGGATCAGCACAAGATGTAAAGTTAGCAACAAAAAATTCTTCTACTTCCTTATCACTCTTCTGTCTTGCAAACTTTTCAAACCAAAATCTATCCTTTCTTTTATAAAAAGCCTCATTCGTTGCTCTAACCTTACCTCTATACTTTATATAATCATACTTATCCTTCGTGAAGTGGTTCTTCATTGCAAGATAACATCTATAAGCATCAGCTGGCATCATTTTCCTCTTCACTGTCAAGTTCTGTAATAGCATCTACAGGAACCTCTGCTGCTCCTATACGATACCAAGGCACATCTTCACCTGTTTTATAACTTGGTCTCTCACCAAGATACTCAAGGTCAGGGAAACTATGTTCCCGTAGTATGGCTTGAAGTCTCCAATGTATCAATTCACCTTTGGTTGGCATTATAAAAAAGTAATAGAGTGATTTTTTTGGCGGGAATTTTTTCCCCCTTTTATGGAATTAAAAAACCAATTTAGCCCGTGAAGTTCTCTTTAAAAAGTTTAACTCTTGTGCTTCGTATTTAATTTTTTCTTTAAGTGGTTTGGATATAAGTTTAGGAACTGATTCCAAATCGATTGCATTGATTTCACAGAAGGAAACTATAGCATCAATATAATTCATTCCCTGATGGGTTTGAACCATGCTTTCAATTTCTTGTGCAAATCTTGCAGGGCAAAAGAATTTACTTTCAAATGCCTTTTCTAATTCATTCTCCATTCGTTGCCCCAGTATTGTGAGATACAAATTCTTTTATATAACGAACTAATAACTTAATATAATCCCCTTTGTTCCTTTTGTCAAATACTTTTACCTCACCACCAGGTGTAACCATAATGGTGATCAATTTTTTAACAGGAATCTGAGTGAGTTCGTAGTATGCTGCTGCATAAAACATCTCCTGAACAAAGTAGTTTTCCAACCACTTCTCAGGTTTAATTTTTTCAGAAGTCTTAAAATCTATAACCGCTAGTTCGCCATCATACTCAGCGATACAATCAACTCTACCCGCAAGGCCGTAATACTCTGAGTAGAGAGTTCTTTCTATAGCGTGTATGTTATTTATGCGGTCTAGATATGGTGTAGCATGATGAAACATAAAACGAGTAGCAGGAAGGTAATCCTCCCAAACCATATCTCTATTTTCCAAATATGCTTGAGCAGCTTCGTGAAAATCTGTGCCACGGGTTGTTGCTTTCTTAGTAATACGATTTGCTTCTTCAATACCAACTCTCTTTCTCCAGTCTGCAAAGATCTGTCGATTATAAAAAGAAGTTACTGAAGTAATTGACGGAACCCATTCTCCATTAGGAAGATTATATAATCTTATCCCCCTAGTTTCTTTTTTATTGAGTTCAAGATCACCTAGATGATTCTCATGAATAAAAGTCATTTAAATAAAAATCCGACAGGGCATTTACTAGTCTCATTAGTTCTAGAAAATAATTTCTGTTTCCATATTTTATTAACCCATCCAATATCAGTCTTCTTGTTATAAACATGTTCTAATAGTTGAATCGTTTCAAGATCCTTTTCTTCTTTCATAGTTATAGTATTATCTAAATTGGTAGGGTAAAAGGATATTCTACAAAGAGGATCTCCTTTCTTTATTATAACAGGTTTTGTCTCATCCACAATAGTCATCCCAAGACTAGAGGTTCTTGACCAATTAGATAAATTAAACCAACCACGTACTGCAATGAAATTATTATTCAATGCTGTCATAGGATGATCATAAAAATCAAACCAAACGTCATCTTCATTTGTCCAAAATAACCACTTAGGAATTTTTAATTGAATAACTGGTTTAGGTGAATTGACATGTTCATCATCCCATGTTATTAAATTTGGATCATCACAAACTATATGATTCATTTCACCAGTCTTTCTAGTAACTCTAAGTGAAAAATCAATAGGAGATAGGCCAACAAAAACCCTATTCTGTTTATGATTATGAACAGGGCATTTTGAATACACATACTCCTGATTTTCAAATTCTGATTCTCTAATCAAAACTTTCTCAGGCGAATCAAAAGTTACATAATGTATTGTAGTGTTCGACATTACCTACCCATTTCTAATTTAGTAAGGATGTATTCCTTAACTAATCCAGATCTAACAATATCTTCTACACCAAACTCAACAATATCTACTGAAGACATGTTGCGAAGAATCTCCATGAATCCTATGATACCATTCCTTTCATTAGTCTTAATCAAATCAGACTGAGTAGCATCACCACAGAACATTATCTTACTATTCTCTCCAACCCTTGTGATAATACTATCAAGTTCATGGAAGTTTAAGTTCTGAAATTCATCTACAATAATGATTGCTTTATCAAATGTAGTTCCTCTAATAAAACTAGTGCTCCAGAAAGAAATAGTATCCTGTGCTTTAAGATTACCATAAAGCATTTCAAAGTCTGCTTCACTTGGCATCTCAAACATATACTTTACCATATTCTTATAAGGAATCTGATAAAGGAATGATTTATCCTCATGGTCACCAGGTAAGAAACCAATCTCTCTAGTAGATACAAGTGACCTTACAAGATATATTTTCTCATAAGGAGTATGAGGATCTAATACATCTTGCAATGCATTATAAAGAGTAATGAAAGTCTTACCAGTTCCTGCAACACCATATGCAATGAGGTTTTTATCCTCCGCATAAGCATTGTAAAGTAATCTTTGATTCTCTGTGAGGGGTTCTATCTCCCTCATCATATCTGTATTAATAGGTTTCTTTCTTTTCATCTGCTTAGCCGTCATGCCAACACCAATCGGTTGGTCTGATTTCTTTTTACGTGGCATACTTAGAAACTGTAGTCTCGGTTTTTACGAACATTAGCACCAGGTTGTCTGGATGCTCTATCTAGCACCTCATTCCATCCGCTAGAGTTTGCTTCTCCCTTCCAACCAAACACCTCTTGGGAACTAGCAACACCTGCTTGCCAATCCTTATCCCACTCTGGATTATCTTTCCTCCACTGATCATACTCTTTCATTGTCATGGAGAGTTCTTTCTTTTCTTTAGTTTCTTTATGAATAACTGGATATGTTGGCATGATAAGATAATGTGTAGATTTATTTAGACCCACTCAAGGGCTTCTGAAACTGCAGGAAACTGTTCGGTAAATACCTTCCGACATGCTTCTGCTATTACCATGTGTTCTTTCTGTGTTCCATGTGCAGATCTTAGATTAATATAATGTATCCAAGAACGACAAGAACCAGTCATATAGATTCTAGTAGGAGTGCATAAAGGTAATACCATTCTAGCACACTCTTTCGCAACACCATCCTCTAGCATCTGATTATAAAGTGACAAAGCAGAACTGAATAAAGTATCCATCTGTTTGTTAAGTGACTCAACTAATTTAGGATCTAAATCATCTGTAGAATTCTGACGATTCTTTAAGTCTTGTTTCCTAAGTTCTGGTAATGCGATACTACCCAATGCAGTACTAGCAGCATACCTCTGAGAAAACTCTTGATAAGTAAATGATCTATGACGTAATATCTGTGCAGCAATAGCACGAGTAGTCTCAATCTCTAATGTCATAGAAGATTGTTCAAACACAGACCAATGGTTATGTTTAATACAATACTTTAATAGACCAGAATACTTTTCATTATCCTGATTAGAAGGATTAGATACTCTGGCAATGTATGCCATAGTCTTCTCCGCATCAGGTGTAATACTTACAAGTTTAACCGTCATCGTCTTCAAATACCTCGTCGTAATCAAGTTCTGGTGTGGAGAAATCAGAATTTGTATATGCTTCTGGGTCAGAATAAACTTCTGATTCCAGTTCATCAACAATCTCTTTAAGAGCTCTAACCAAAACTTTTAGTTTTGCTTTGTTCATTTGATTTCCTTTCCCAGTAATTATAATATAAAAAAAGAGCAGGGTCAACCCTGCTCTCTAAGCGTATATGCAAAGTAAGATTTACAAATAGGTTAACTGCAAGGCACTGCCCCACTCTTAACCTTTATACCACGATACATTAGATCGTGTCGGTTACGCTTTGATGCTTCTTCAAGCACCTTTGCGTTGTACTCTTTAGTGTCATATGAGACACCACGGTAAATGACTTGTGCCATTGGTTTACTCCTAAAGTAGTTGGATTTTAAGGCCCGTTCCTTTAGTCGGCTTTTGCGTCCCAGCATCCTTTTGTTTCTTCTTTAACAATCGAAATCATTTCTGCTCTCGTTTGTTCCTCAACTTTATATGATCTCATCTTATCAACAAGATCATGAGCCTCAGAACAAGTTAAAGAAGTAGCAATAAGAAATGAAAACATGGGATGAACGATCCGTTCCGAGTCGGCTTACTTGCGACCTCCTATGAGGTTGAACGTATGTGTTAATACTAACACAGTTATACTATATATGCAACCAATTATGTGTAAACCGATACATTTTTTAATGATCCTCCATCAAATCAGACCCCAATAAAGATCCAATTAATTCTTTTGCATGTTTATTATGATCAGACAACTTATTCATCCAGATTCTCTCATCCAAATCAACCACTCCATCAGTTGATACCATGCGACAACAAATGTCTATGATTTTATTTCTGTAATTTGTGCTTAACATGTTCAATTGCTAAAGGTAAGATGGCATACTCCATTCTTTGAATGGCCTTTGTTAATGATTCTACACTATCATCAGGCATTATAGGAACCTCTCTTTGAATAATTATTTCTCCACCATCTAATTCATCATTCACATAATGAACAGTGCATCCAGTTCTTTCCTCACCTGCTTCCATTGCTCTCTCTACTACATTCAATCCTTTATACTTTGGAAGTAATGATGGATGAACATTTATCATAGGAGCAGGAAACTTAGATGGATTCTTAATGACTCTCATATATCCTGCAAGAATAATGAGATCTACATTCCATGCTTTAAACATTTCTATCATTTTATCTTCATCTTTATGAGGTATTCTCACATGAGGAATTCCCCATTTTGCTGCTCTCTTAACAGCACCGCATTGTTTAGTGTTGTGTATCATCAATACAACTTCATGTTTATTGCATATAGGATTGGTAACTATATTCTCGAAGTTGGTTCCGTTGCCAGAACACATAACACCTAATCTCATTTTGTTTGCTCCGATACAATTGCTTTCAGCTTGCCATCATCATCAACAGTAATGTTTATTTGATGTTGAAAATCCTTATCAGTATCCATCAATCTAATATCTATTGCCCCACCTTTACCATAGCATGTCATAATTAACCTATTAGATTTTATTTCCCACTTATCGGGATCATAACAATGCTTATACACAGGATTTGAATGTTTATCCTGATACCCTTTGATCCATTTCATAACTAATCAGTTATTCCGTATTGTGTTAAATCATACTTTGGCAATCTTAATGGTTCTACCTTTGGTTTAATTGGTAGACCTATCTTATCTTCAATTTCAGATACTAACTTCTTTAATGTTATATCATATGGTGCTGGTGCATTTTGTAAACACACTTGTAAACACTGAAGTTCCTCATCATTAAATGTAAATGTATGTTCACTCATTGGTAATAAGAAGGGTTGTAATCTGGTTTTGTTTTTTTGGATTGACTCCAATCCTTATACTCTGGTTCTTCTTCACCAACATAATATTGGAAGTGTTTTGTATCAAAATACGATGGTGGTAATGGTTCCACATTATCGTATGGGCCTTCTAGTCTTCTCTTATATTCTCTTTCATCCAACACCTCATTGATAAGGATCTTTAATTCCTTAACCATTGTATCAGTAAGTACTCTTTTAGGAGTACATAACCAAGGTTTGTGTGGTTGAGAATTCCTATCTCCTTTGTAATTAGGATCAACGGGGCCACTCATCCCCTGTGTATCAATTTTATCCATGAAATGCTTTCCAATCAGCATCGAAGAGTTCCAATCCCTTCTCAGTAAGTATATGATTATACATCTTTTCAAAAACTGATGGTGGCATTGTTACGATACCAGCACCATATTCAAATGCTCTACTTACAGATCTCACATCTCTAATAGAAGCACCCAATATCTCAGTACCATATATTCTCTGCTTATCATATACGTTAGAAATATCTTTTATAAGACATAAAC